GTTATTATATAGATATTTATCACCAGCCATTTTGATTCTCCTAAATTAAACTAGAATATAAGGTTCATGAATTTGAAAGTAAATCTTCTTAGCTGTAATTGCTTTTCCTAGCATAAGAGAGAATACAGAGTTAGAACTATCTGGAACTACTTGAGTTAAAAGTCCATTAAGACCTAAGAAGAGAGGAAGATCAGGAGCCCAGTTCCAAGAAGATTCTTCTATATCTCCTAAGGTAATAACCTGACCAGAAAAACCCGATCCTATAGCAGAAATAGTAAGACCTATTATAGAATTAATATGACTTATTTCTGAGGCATCTGCGTATTCTATTCCTCCGGAAGTTCTTCTAACTACTCTATGACCACCAATAGGAGTAGGGGCTGGAAGGACTATGCTATTATTAGAACCGTCTGAGCTCTCTTTAAGCTTCTTAATATATCTTGGATCGTAACCACCCATATCTTCCTCCTACTTCTTATCTAGCTACAGCTTGGATACAATCTTCAAAGTCTCTTTTTGCTGCATTAAAGAACTCAAGAGCAGATGCTTCATAATTCCTAGCAGAAGTATCATCACCTATACTACGAAAGATTCTAGCACAAGCTTTATCAATTACTGCATACGGCATTAGATCTAACATCCAGTATGTATTAACTGTGGTAGCATCTAAGAGAGGCGGGAATTGGTAATAACCTATCTCTAAAGAAGAAGCTAGTTCTTTAAGTAAGTAGGTAATAGAATTTCCACCTACGTAATAAACACCCTTCTGCATGAATTCCCCCGAAGTGAAGATCTTATCACAACCAATAGGTAGTAGATATCTAAGAACTCCTGCGGGTTTTACGTACTTGAATTTCCTAAACCTAGTAACTAAAGGAGTAGGAGATACATTATCAAATACTAAGGTTCCCCCATAGCTTGCTGGATTGATTACTAAAGAGGATTCTACGAGATCTTTAGACCAATTAACCTTAGTAGAGAATAGGGAGATAGCAGCATTAAGAGCACTAGCTATTTCCACTCCTTTATCAGGTCTAGCGGTAATCCCCATAACCTCAGCTACTGCTTCTCCGAAATTCATACTATTCTCCTTATATTAGACAGTAGTCTTAGTAACACGACCCTGAGTTACTTGATACTCTAATTCTGTAACTTGATCAAGAGTCTCTGGCTTATAAGTCCTAGCACTATAAGCTGCAGTTACTAACTCAGGAGGTTCTGATTCATCATATACTGCAGGATAGTCTTGCATAACCCAAGGGATAGCAGTTGCACAATTATCTAGGATTCGATATTCTCCTTGATAAATAACTGTAGTCTGTGCAGCAACTGTACCAGCATCTACTGCATTAGAGTTTCGGGCGGGATGTTTTGCTGCCATAATAGAAGCGATTGAATTCTTAGTCGTAAGCATTTTAAAAGTCCTAGAAAAATCCCCTTACTCTAAGATACTAAGCAGGGGGATATAAAGATTAAGAGTTAAGCAGCGCCAGCAGTAAGGCCAGTAACATAAACGCAGCTATAAGGATTGATGAGTTCAACAGCAAGTTCAGAAGTGAAAGAACCGCCAACACCATCTGTACCGCTCTCAACTTGCTTACCACCAATGCCATACTCTTCTGCAACGGTATCACGACCATCCATATAAGCAAGCTTAAGAGCCGGCAAGTCCATGACTAAGAGATTACCAGTAGCAGCAGTCTGAAGGCCATTCATCAAAGGATGTTCAATCAAGTTGATCTCACCCTTATAGAATTTGAACTTCGTGAACTGCATACCAAAAGAAGTCTCAGATTGCATGACCTCAACCATTGCACTTAAGCGAGCAATTTGGTGCATGACCTTCATAGCAGTTGCATCGCAGAAACCGGCACGACTCTTAGGATTGGAAGCATCCGTAGAATACGTCCAAGCTTCTTCAACCAAAGCTACCAATTGATCATAGGTAGTAGTAGAGGAAGCTGCATTCACATTACCTGGAGCGTATTGATAGATTGCATCCAGAATACCTTGAGTAGCGTGAATTGGCTGAGTACCAGTCGTATCCATCTTAGGCTGACCATAGAGAATGGCGCTTTCGATATCAATCGAATGGAACATAGAACAGTCTTTTCGGCTTTCTGTGATGTTAGAATAACCCATCTCAGCCAGAGAAGCGCGAGCAGTATCTGTCAAGCCCCAAGCATTACGGAAGATCTGAGTATAGTTCGCAACATAGGTAGTAGCCAGTTGACGAGCACTTGGACGAGTAGAACCTTCTGCAAAGGCGGTACCAATCTGGATGATATTATCAGCTGCATTGATAGCAGCAGCAACAACACGACCAAAGGCACGAGTTACAGTAACTGTTACACCACCAGCCGGGACTGCAGTAACAAGCATATTCTCACGAGTACGCGTATTATGCAGAACCATACCAACTGTCATACCAGCAGAGGAACCAATGGTCAGAGTAGTAGCACTAGAGAGATCACCAGAGGTAGAAGTAGTCTTAACAAAAGTCAGAGTCTTAGAGAAGTACCCATGAGTACTAGACTTAGCTTTAGATTTGCCAGACTGAGAAGATAAAGCAAAGAGAGGAGCTGAACCATTAGGGAACAAGCGAAGAATAGTACCAGCGAAGGAGCGAGTATTAAGTTCCGCAGGGTTCAGATTCGTATTAAAGATACCAGATAAAAGTGCCATTTCTATTTCCTTATTAAATTAAAGAGATTGGGAGTTACCCATTAAGATATTTACTCCAATCCATCTCTTCAGGCTTATCTGAGCCATCAGAATTCTTATTAGGATCAGAGGGATTAAGAGCAGATTGAAGATCAGAGATATACTTCTGGGCGGCTTTTGCAATCTCCTGAGGATTAGAGTCAGGATTAGCAGCAGCAAACTGAGAAGCAATTCGATTCAATTCTGCCTTTACTACAGGATGGTTATAATTAGGAGCGTTTGATAGAGCTTCTGAAGTAAGTTGAGATTTAACCCCCTTTTCTAAAGACTTCTTATCAAATTCTCCCCGCTGGCTTAGATAGGTGTCTGTCAAGGCGGTGTTATGTTCTAACGAGGCCTTATAAGCGTTTTGTCCTACAGTTTTGATAATATCCATGAGGGCACTAACATCTCCAGAAGTAGCTTTATTTAGTACTTCCTGATTAATTCCCCTAGTGAAATCCATCTTACTAGACACATCATTTAAGACTTTACTATCAATCTTAAAAGAAGGAGCTTGTAATTCAGAACTATTGTTCGCATTATCAAACATCTTCTTATAAGAGTCAAGGGGATTTTCCATATTCGGAGAAGTTCCGGGCATTTTGCCATCTTCTCCTGCTACCTGTGGATTATCTGAGAGATTGTCCTTTCCGGGTTGCGGCGTATTAACTACTGGTTTATTACTTGTTTCTGCTGGTTTAGTATTAAAAATGTCCATAATGCCCATGATATATTACTCCTGATTAGGTTTTGGTTTGTTGATTGATAAGAGTGTTTCTATTACTGAGAGTTTCCCTTGAACAAGGGCGTGCTTCTTTGCTACTTCACTAGAATCTCTCTCAGTTACAGAAAGAGATGCGAGTTCATTTATATCAGATAAACCTAAGTTCATAAGATATTTTTTAACTACAGGAGAAGAGAAGATATCAATAATGATATCTTCCTCTGTCTTAGATAAAGGAGTAGTAGAGATTAAGAACTTAAGCATTTGGAACTCCTTGATTTTGAGCAGCTTGAGCTGCCATCATAGCAGCCTGAGCTTGTTGGGTTTCTGCTGGATTAAGAGGTTGTCCTGTCCTAGGATCTACCCCATTCTGTAGCTGAGCATTCTGAGTCTGATTCTGAACCTGCTGTTGCTGTTGAGGAACATACTCTTGAAGACCTCGTACTCCCATAAGCTGTGCTAAGTGAGCAAACATATTAGGAAGCATTGGGCCAAGCTGAGTCTGGAGAACTTGAGATTGCCCTAAGATTTGCATTAAGGTTACAATAGAATCAGTAGAAGCAAGTTTAGACTTAGGAGTATATCCATCGGCTACTCTAAAAGTAAGAACTTTAGTCTTTAGTTGCTCAATGTCAATCTCTTTCTCTGAACCATCTTTCTGAGAGATAACAATCGCATTCTCTCCATACTGGAAGATATTGAGTTTAAGAATCTCTTTAAGTGACATAAAGACTTGGAACTCAAGAGTAAGAGCAGGGAGGCGCAAGCGAGAATCAGATCCTCCCATTGTATCATTCCACTCTTGAACAGACTTATTCCCCCTCTGGAATTGACCTTGCTGAGGATTATTAAGACCACTAAGTTTCTCACCAAATCCTACTATTGCCATACCATCTTGGAATGCAGCTTCTGTACCTCTTGCGTCAAAAGGAATCTGGTGATAAGCATCTCGAATAGACTTAGTACCATCAAGAGAATTACACTTGACTGGAATCTTAGATGCAGGAACAGGAGCATTTACATCTGCAGAAGAGATTAGATC